GGTGCCAGTGGTGCCAACGGCAACGGGCGAAACAACCCGCTGCACCTTGACGCTGTTCTTCAGATCGCGAGCCATGTCTGTGTCTCCTCTCTCTCGCGATTACGACGCGGACACGGTCTGCAGCGCGAACGCCTCAGGCATCACCACCTGACCGCCGACGCGCCGGCGGAACACGAAGCGAATGGCTCCGCTGGTGGCCTGCGTGAAAGGATCGCGTAGGGCTTCGACCGCAAGTCGGTCTACAATTAAATACCCGCGCATGAAGTCGCCGAACGCGACCGGCTTGGCCGACGCGGCGACGTTCGGCATATCGGGAGCCTCGACGTACGGCGCACCGTGGATGGTGTTCGGCACGCCCTGCGAGATGCCCGGCTGCCAGAGATACTGGCCCTGGCCATCCTTCAGCTTCCGGACGGACGAGACAGTGCTGCGGTTCAGCATCCACACGCCGTTGCGGGCGTAAGCGGTCTTGATGCCGTAGAACAGCGACAGCAGGCCGTCAGCGGTCAGCAGCGTGGCATGCCCGCTGGCCACCGTGGCGACGGACGAGTTGACCGTAATGCCCTCAGGCTTACCCACACCGTTGCCGGAGATGAACGCAGTGCCCTCGGCGAGCGCGAACTGCTCCTCGGCCTCCATGCGGATTTCGGACTCAAGGTCGAACGCGCTGTCCTCGAGCATCTGGCTGGTAATATCCACCAGCGCAAACATCTCGTGGGCGGTCAGTTCCTCGAGGCCGTAGGTCAGGCCGGTCGTCTCGCTGCGGGTGCCGCGCTCGGCAACCCACTGCGCGGCAAACTGCCCGGTGCGCTTCGGGATCTGGATCGACTTCGCCGCAGTGGTCCGCACGCGAGCGGCCGAGCGGAACGGGGTCATCTCCGTCACACCCTTGAGGATCTCGCGCACGTACTCGACGGGGGCCAGGTAGCCGCCCGCGGTGTCCGGCGTGATCGCCAGCACCTTGTTCTCCTGCTGCGAGTCCAGCAGCGCCTTGCGCTCAGCCTCGGCGAGGTTCGGCACGCCGACAGTGTGCGCGGTGACGACAGCGCGGGCCCAGGCGTTAACGCGCGCCTTGAGCTCGGCGGCGTCGCCCTGCTTGTTGCCGGTGCTCGGGATGCGGCCGAGCTTGACCTCCATCGTGTCGATGGTGTCCTTGGCCTTGCGCTGCGCGAGCTCCGCCTGCGTCAGCCGCTGGCTGATGCCCTCGTACGCCGCGAGCGACTTCTCAATCCGGTCGAGCTTCTCGTCACGCAGGACGTCGGCGGCGCCCTTCTTCTCGACTTCCGCAATCCGCGCGTCGTTGGTGGCCTTGAACTCTTCAAAGGCCGTCATCAGGCCGTCAACGGCCGTCTTCACTTCGGTCGGCTCCATTGCCTATCTCCGTGTTGGGATGAGGGTGCTGGTCGCGCGCTTGATTGCCGCTACCAGATCAGCCGCCGCTGCATCGTCACGATGCTCGGGAGTCGGCCCCTCGCCATCACGGCAGAGGTACTCACGGAAGACAGCCGCGCCTTTGACGGCTTCGGCACGCGAGAACCCTGCATCACGCAGGGCTGTCTCCACCTCTCGCGGGTTAAACCCGGACTTAAACGAGTAGACCTGCGCCAGGGCGTTTGCAGGATCATCGACCAGAGACACCTCCAGCAGATCGACCGCCTTGAGATACCGCGCCGGCTCGCCAGCCTTGCCACTGCCGCGGCGGAAGTTGCGCGTCTTGAAGCCGATCGACAGGCCACGCAGCGCGCCATCGCGCAACTGCGCGTAATTCCAGCGACCCTGCTCGGTGTCCATGCCGATCAGGCGGCCCTTGACGCAAAGACCGTGCTGGTCCTCCGTCATGTCTTCCCAGACGCCAATCGGCTCTTGCGGCGCGCCCATCGCCGCGCCGTGCATCTTGAGCATCGGCGGGAAACCGCGGCCATCGCGCTTGCGCTGCAGCAGGGACGCCGAAAAAGCGCCTGGCTCGATCACATCGCCCTTAGAGTCCATGTTGCCGAACACAGCGCCATAGCCAGTGAACGCGCCGCACTGCGTGTCTTCGCCCAGCAGCTTGAACTCGGCCGCAACGCCGAACACGTCGTTAGCCATTCGGCGAGCCTCCATCAATTGGCGCAGCAGCACCACCCGTGCCACCGTTCATGCCGTAGTCCCGCGGGGTCAGCGGGCGGTCGTTCTCGTCACCAGGCAGCGGGTCCCAGCCGTCATCGGTGCGCGCCTCATTGACACTCAGCCAGCCAGGGCTGCTGTTCGTGCCGAGCGCCGCCTTGTAGTACGCCGTCCGCGCCTCGAGGCTGCCGCGCAGCAGTTCAGACGTGTCGATGCGGATGTGATAACCGGCGCGGCGCTCGTCCTTCGTCAGCAGCTGCGTCTCGATTGCCGAGCGCACCGTCTTGATCCAAGGCTGCAGCGTCTGCCTCGTGTGCGCGGCGAAGAACGCCTCGGCACTCGCAAACGTCGGGCTCTGGTCGCCGGCGTGCCCCAGCATAATCGGGAACACACCAAGCAAGCGAGCTATCTCACTTATTTGCAATTCCCGCGTGCGCACGTGTTCCGCGTCTACGCCACTCATCGCGATCTGCTGCCACTTGAGCCCGGCGCCAAGCACCGCCGGCTTGCCGGTGTTGCTCACACCGCCGTATGCTTGCATCCACTGCTCGCGCAGCAGATCCAGCTGCGCCTTGTCCAGCTTTTGCTCGCTCTGCAGCACACCGCTCGGTCGCGAGCCATTCCCGTGCAGCCGCGCGTGCGTCTCTTCGGTCGCCTGCGCCAGGCCGATCGCCTCGCGACCAATCTGCACCGGGTTCACGCCGCGCCAGCCATCCCACGACGGACCGCGGACATGGAACACCTGCGGCGCATGCAGCGTCGCCGTCTGGCCGCTCTCAAACTGCACGCGATACTCGATCTCGCCGTCCGCCCGCATGTCCATCTGCAGGAACTCTGGCCGGATTGGGATCAACTCACGCAGTTCGCCGCCAACCACATTCCGATAACTCACATGGTCGCCGGTCGCCGCGGCGTGCATCAGCACCGTGCCAAACCAGTTCGCAGCGTCCTGCAGGGCGTTCGGCTTGTGCAGCAGCAGGTCATACAGCGGGTGCTCGATCGCCGGCTCCACGCCTCGCCCAGATGCCGCCGGACGGTAAACCTCGCACGGTAGCTGCCGAATCCCATCGGCTATGACGCAAATGGCCCGATAGAACGCCGGCACCCGCAGCGCGCTTTCCGTCGTGACAGACACGCCAGACTTCGCGCCGCCAACGCCGCCGTAAAACGCACCCCAGAGCTCCGGCGACACCGATACGGCCTTCGTCTCGGCCTCCGCCGGCGCGGGGCGCGATCGTCCGCCGAGCCAGGTTGGAAGGCGAAGGGCCATTACGTGTTCCTAGAGGATGAAGATTTGGGGCGAGGTGTCTTCGGGCGCGGCCGAAGTGTTCGCCACGCTCAAACCCATGCAGAGCGCGACCATTCCGTCGATGCGGCCGCGGCTCTTTTCCTTGTCTAGCTTTCTGGAACCTGTTGGGTCTGATCTCGTCACAGCATTGGCTGCGCACATCGTCAGTACCGGATGCATGCCGTGCCGGAGCTTTTCGTTAAGCAGAAGCGCCTCAAAGTCGCGGACCGCTCCGCCCATTGATGCGAAACCCTGGCCAAATTCAACGAACCTATCGACCGGTAGCCCCGCCTGCTCAACCCACGGTTTGAACTGCTTCCACCCCCAACGGTCAAAGGCAACCGCCTGGATGTCGCACTCATCAAAGACATCCTTGAGGTATTCAACAACAAACCCGTACTCGATTGCACGGCCAGGCGACGTCTGCAGATATCCTTCGCGGTGCCACACATCATATGGCACCCGGTCGGCCCTGGCCTTCTCGGCCAGCCCATCTCCAGGCAGCCAGAACGTCGGCTTGACATGCCACGCGCCGTCAATTCGGACACCTGCGAAAGATCCAGCCCCGCCCACACACGATGTCCCGCGAAGGAAGGAGCAACGTCGCCGCCGTTGGCCTTCCACACGCTGGCGCTCACGAACGGGGATCGCGACTCAACCCGGCGGTTCAACACCAGGTTTTCGTACTCAGCCTGCCGGCTTGGCATGCGGCGCGCATCCTGCGCCATCGCCAACACCTCGGCCTTGTTCATGAAGATGTCGAACGCCGGGTTGGCTGCCCGGATGGCTTCCTCAGTGAACGGGTCCAGTTCAGGTGGCGCAGTGTTGAGCCGAAGCACTGTACGAGGGTCGTGCCCAGCTTTTGCGTCGTCAATCAATACCGAGAGCAAGTCGCTTTCTGTCGGTGCCTGCGTCGAAATCACGATCGACAACGGCTCAGCCTGAGCTGCGGTCGCGGTCTCTAGAGCCTCGTAAAGCTGGCTTCTCGGGCCATTTACCTGCCCAAGTTCGTCATGAATGACCAGCGATGGGGAAAGCCCGAACGCAGTAGAAGCATCAGCAGACAGCGCCCTGTATAGGCTGCCCCACTCTGAGCAAGCGAGTTGCTTCGCTGTGTCCCGTATCGTGATGTACCGCGACAGGTCCGGCGACATCCGCACGATCTTTGCCGCCAACGAAAAAATCAGCGATGCCTGATCGCGAGACTGGGCCGCACTGAACAGCTGCGCGTTAGGGGTTGCCTCTGGGCCGACCAAATGCAGCAACAAAATCATTGCGCATTCAGTGCTCTTAGCGTTCTTTCTTCCGCGGCTTACGATCGCCCGCCTAGTCCCGTTCGGGTTGTCGTATATCGCCCGGAAATCTTCCTTCATGTAGTCAGCCATCTTCAACGGCTGACCGACAAACCTACCCTCCGGAATCCTGATGTGCTCTTCACACCAGCGGATATTCCGCTCCGCTCGCGTCATGCATCTAACCAAACAGCTTGGGCTGGCTCACCGGAAGGCGCCGCCGGCGCGACTGGAATGCGTGAAACTGCCGCTCTGCCTCGGTCCGGCTCATGCGCCCAGCCGTCAGGTCATTGTGGCACGGCTTGCAGATCGGCCAGCAATGATCGGCGTCCGCATGGCTGGACCGAAAGAAGTGGTCGACCTCGACACCTACGGCACGAGCACCATCAGTCGGACTGGTAACATGGTTGATGCCGCAGCACGGGCATCGGTCGCCCAGCGCATGCGCAGCATAGAACAGTTCAGACAGCGTCGCAGGGCTAGGGCGCCGACGCCGCTCGGGCGTTGCCTGCTCGAGGCGAGCAAGGCGCATCTCAATCGGCGCCAGCGCCGTCTGCATGCGCGTGTCCATAAGTTCCACGCACTTGGCCGCGGCGGCCTCGCCAGACGCCTGCCCCACGATGCGAGCGAACCGGTCTAATGACTCTTCAGTCAGCGACACAGCAGCCGGAACAGCGACCTGCGGCGCAAGCCCACGCGCCTCCATGTGAGCACGCACCGTCGCGTTGCACCACATGTGAAACTCAGGCGAAAGGTACTTCGCGTAAGCGAGCCCTATTTGCCAGTGAGCGAACGTCCCGCCACAACGGCCTTGCTTGGTCTCGAACAAACTATCGGATTTTCCGATAGTAACCTCGACATGCAGCGCGAACGCCTTCGCCTCAGGCAACGCACGCCACTTAGCAGGAGTCTGCTGCGGGTCGGCGCCGGCCGCCTTCCACATGTCGGTCAGGTTCAGCATCTCGCCGCGATCGCGGATCGGCACTTCGCCATAGACCAGCACGCCGCGCGGCGCTAAAACGCCCCCAGCCATATCGGCAAGCTCCATTTGTCGAGAGGTTAGGGCCGGGCGTCCGGCGTTCCCGCGCCGACCCGGCCCGAAGTTCGCGCCCTTACGCGATTTCCCAAGGCTTCCGAGCGCCACCAACGCTCGCCGCCCTTGTCGCAGCCGTCTCTGCCTTCAATTGCGCCTGCTGCGTCAGCCGCATGGATCGAGCCAGCGCCGTCATGGCCCGGCTTTCGCGCTCCCGCATCTGCAGAAGCTTCTCATACCTCTTCAGGCCGTCTTCAGTCTCGGCAAGCGCCATGTCGAACGCGTCGATCATGCGCGCCAACGACCGCCCCGCTACCACATGCCGGCAGTAACCCATCAGCAGAGGATGCGTGTCCTCAGTGAACCAGGTC